TTCTATTGGTTACACGCTCACCAACTACCTTAACACTATTTACCATTTCAGATATTAAATCATCATCTTTAGTATAGCATTGCCAAGTCTTCATGACATTATGGTTTTTTTCAATATAGGATTTATTATCCTCAAAATACTCAATAGCATATCTTATAGCAGCGTGATTTAAAACACTGTGAGACATAGCAACAAAAGAAGTATTTTCTACAATCATTTAAATCTTACCTGCGCCATTATTTCAGTCATACATGCTACAGTATTTAGCTCATGATCAGCAACAAACGCATCCTTATATTGATAGTCTGCTAATATAAGAACCAGTTGTGGAATACTCTGAGATTCTACATACTCATTAACACCGTCATACAATGAACGAAAGATTGCATTGGTGTCCATATCCATATTATCAACAACCCAACGGCGCATAGCCTTAAAGTTCTTATCTTTTAGTGCAGATACCAAGTTAGAAACATTGCTATTGCTATCGCTGCTAACCACACTAATGCTACCGTTACCGCCAATCGAATATCTTTGCGCCTCATTAAGAACTCTTCTCCAATCAGGCGCATGTTTCATAACTAATTCAATAGACGCCTTTTTATCAATACTAACATTCTCTTCTGATAGTATATATAAAAATCTTTTATGAAACTGTGCAGCAAGTTGAGCAAGATCTTTCTTAGTTGTATTGAACTCATACACACCACAACGTGAATGTAGCGGTTCAATAATACGGTTCTTGAAGTTGCATGTTAAAATGAACCTACAGTTATTACTGAACTCTTCTATGAATGCACGTAATGCAGGTTGAGTTGATTGTGGATTTAGATAATCAGCCTCATCTAGGATAACAACCTTGTAGCCACCCTGCAGAGAAACTGAGGATGCAAACTGTTTAATCTTTCCACGTAAGGTATCAATATTACCTTCTTCTGAACCATTGATTAAAATATAATCTAGGTCTAGCTCATCACACAAAGCTTTAGCTACAGTAGTCTTACCAAGACCTGCAGTGCCTGTAAACAACATGTTCGGAAGTTCTTTAGTTTCTACTATAGCTTTAAAAGTATCTTTAAGTGATTTCGGTAATACGCAATCATCAATACTGCTTGGGCGATACTTTTCTACCCACAAAAAATCTGTAGTCATCATAGTCCTAACGGATAAACATTATATAAAGGTTAAAGGTAGCCCGAAGGCTACCTCTCTAAGTTTCTGCAGCTTGATCCTGCTGATATGTTTCTGCCATCTGAATAAGTTGTACAGATTGATCACGCAGTTGTCCTAGAGTTGATAGTTCTTCACCCTTGACTGCGCCTCGCTGTACCATAGTGTCAATCACTGCAACAGTAGAACGACACACACGACTTGCCATATCATAGATAGGGGCATGCGAATCATGTGCTAGTTTTACTTCATCTTCTTTTTTAGTCATTTCATTACTCTCCATGTGTTGATGACTTTTCTAATGCAACCCAATACTTCAGGTTACCATCAGAGCTAGTAAACTCTGAAATAAGTTTTGAAGATATCTTTACCTGATAATCTTCAGAGACCATTTTCAGATTGCTGATATTTATAACAAATTTAAATACTTCTTGGTTGTACCCCCCATCCACTATCACAGAATAAGTATTAGCCGTTTTATTCTCAGGATCATTTACAGATAGTCTGATAGCGCCTTCATCAGCTTCAACTACCATCTGTCCATGACCAAAAATACTAGCGGCTCGTTTGATACCATTTAAAGTAGTCTGATCTAAATCAAACCAAACGTCTGCATCTGGCATTGTAATAGGTTTAGTTGGGCTTGTCAACATCTCAGTGTCAGCATAGTAATATTTAATAAGCTCTCTACCCGATTGCCCATTGATATTCATAAAAGTATCTTCAAATCGTACTTTTGGTGTATCAACCAATCCAAGCATGTTAAGGAACTCGCTTAAATCATATATACCAACAACACTATCAAAGGTTTCTTTTACTTGTGCTTCTGCTAAAATATTCTTAGCCTCTGAAATAGTCATGATTTTATTTCCCGGCCTAATAATAATGTTACCATTAATAGCTGAGAAGTTTTTTAACACGTTCACTGTTTCTACACTAATTTCCATTATATATTTCCGTCCTTTTTCCAAACCCATTCAGCACCATAAACACTGAGTGTTGACTGAATGTCATATTGCTCTCTAAAATTAAGAACACTTCTTCCTACATCTTCGTAAAGCCAATCGTGACCCGCAAAGTATCCATTTAATTTAACCTTATTATACCACATCGGTAAACATTCTGCAACATCTTTTTGATTTAAATAATGATCTAAGAATAAAAAATCTATACTGTTATCTTCAAAATAACTTGCTGCGACTGAAACATCTTCTTTGATAAACTTGATTTTATCTTTATGACCTGTTGACATAGCTCTACGACAAGCTACCTCAAAAGATCTTTTTTGCATATCTTCGGAATAGAACGTTTCTTTTTGTTCGAAATGATCTGTATTCGGTAGCCAAAAATCAACACCCCATGCCTCTTTGATGTTTAAACATCTCTGCGTAATAAAAGAGATTGATTTTCCATCATAGACACCTGTCTCCACATACACAGGATCTTTCATCATGTTTATGAGATGTACCATAGCTTGGTTAGCGGTTTTACTATTTTTCCAATGCTTTTCAGTGGGTAAAGCTTCTCTATCTTCAAAACTAATAATATTCATGTTATCTTACTAAAATTTTTCTTTCTAACAACCTCAAGTTTCTTATCGAATCTATTCTCTAACAGTTCTCCTTTATGCGAAATTACAAAAACATTAGTATCATCATCTAAAGAGTATATGATTTTCATTAAATTGTCAACACCATCATGATCCAAAGAGGAATCAAAAGTCTCATCCAATATGAGAAGATTGGTTGACACGCTATTCTTCATCTTCGCTATCATACGCCAAGTAAAGAGTAGTGCAAGATCAATACGCTGTTTCTCTCCCTCAGAAAAAGATTCGTATGAAAAAGTATCTCTGTGTCTAGATTTTATAACTTCGCTAAATGATTCGTCAAGGTGAAAGGACACAAAGAAGTCTAAAACTTTTAGATGCATATTAACCAATTTGTTTATGATCGGTATATATTCTCTTACAATTTTAGTCTTAATTCCACTATCCTTCAGCATCTCTCCAATTATCATATTATAATTAAACTGTTCATTTAAATTCAACTTCATTTCAACTAAAGCCTGACTTGCGGATATCATTTTGTTGAGAGTATTATTAGATTCCTCCAAATCAACACTATCGTTAAGCTTACTTATATCGTCTTGTGTACGGCTTATACTAAGTTGAATTTGATTAATAGAATTATTATTGATTGTTAATTGGGTTTGGTATTCTTTGCACCTATCTATGATTTCGTTGATGGTGGAAAGTGCGGATTGTGCAGTTTGTATTCCATCATTAGCTGTGCTAATTCTCTCCTGAAGTTTTTTTGCTTTGCTTTTACCGTCCAAGATATGGACTGTTTTTGTTTCCTCACTGATGGCCTGATCACAGGTTGGGCACGTGGTATTGTTCTCAAAGAATTGGACATCTTTGACCAACTTTTGGACTTCCGTATTAACTCTAGTTTTTTTTGTTTCAAGCTTTTTGATTTCAGCTTCACATTGTCCTCTTTGCTCGACTGTATTCGGTAGTTCAGATTGAATGGAACTATTAAGCTTTTCGTTCTTTCTATGTAAAGCTTCGATTTCATCCTTTCTATCTGAGATGAATTTGAGTTTCTCTTGCCTTTGACCCTTGTTAATCGCTGCGATGTCTTTAATATATTTTTTCTGTGCATCAATTTTAGTTGTGACGATTCCATGCTGATGTATAGCATCTGTGATTTCATCCTTTAGTAAGCTCTGTTTTTCTTTTAATATGGTATTCATTTTAGAGAACACATTAATGTCCAGAAGATCCTCAATAACCTCTCTGCGATTAGGTGTCGAGAGTTGCATGAAAGGAATGAAAGATGATGATCCTAACACCACAATCTGATGAAAGCTTTTATGGTTAAGCTTTAAGATGTTTTGCTCAAGGATCTTCTGGTACTCTTTGGTGTGCGATGACTGATCTATCATCACCCCACCTTTCCATATTTCAAACTTATTAGGTTTTATACCTCTTATTATTTTAAAGTTTTGACCTAAAGCCTCGAATTCAACTTCAACACAACAGTCTTTATTGTTTACTGAATTTACAAGTTGTGGCTTTGTTATCTTTCTATGTGCTTTCCCAAACAAAGAAAAGGATAATGCATCAAGTATCGTGGATTTACCAGACCCATTCTGACCCACAATTAAGGTATGCTTATCTTCAACAAGATTAATAGAGCACCAGTTGTTGCCTGTGCTTAAAAAGTTTTTCCATCTCAAAGATTTGAATATAATCATACTAAGCTATTTCTAAGGTTTGCGCTTCTACCATTAAGTCAGACATTTGTTTTTTGATTCGTGCTTTATCTAAATCAGTGTCTACTGCATCTATATAATTATACAACAACTCAGAAGTATCGTCAATAGATATTTTTTCAACGTCAACGTTTTTACCCAAGAACTCATCAAAATTCTCAGCGATCTTTAAGTCCACTACGCTTCTACTGTGTATGTTATCTATGAATTTATCGAAGGCAAGCTGATCTGTTTTATTGATCACTACAACCTTTACAAACTTACCATCAAGATCGGCAAAAGGATAATCCCCATAATAACTGCTGCTGTCATCATATCTGATACGATGGAAGAGAGTGTGTGGGTTGCGAACAGCAGTAAGATCCCTAGTTTCCGTATCCAATACATGAAAATATTTATTATCGTGTGCATCATTCCAAAAAAACTCCAATTGCGATCCAAGATACTCAATATTGTCTTTAGTAGATTTTGTATGAAAATGACCTGATAAAACCTTTTCAAATCTCTTGAATATATTTCTATCTAATCCATGCTCACTTTTTATTCCTTGTGCCATCTCACAACCAAGGATTTCAAAATGACCCCCTAACCAATCACACTTAGCATTTGAGATAAAGTTAAAAGACTTTTTCTCATTCTCTGCATCAATCCATGGCACTAGTCCAATCCTAAAGCCATCATATGATTGTACCATAGGCTCATGTATGATATTAATCTCATTCATGTAATGCCCAAGAAGTTCTTTCAGAGAATTTAGTTCTCCTGTGTTTTTAAAGAAGGTGTCATGGTTTCCACGTATGATGTCCATTGTGATACCAAGCTCTCTAAGAGGTTGGAGAAAATGCTTACGATTACAGTTAAGTGATCTAAAGTTGATGTATTTTCTATTATCGTAATAATCGCCCAAATGAATAATATGCTTAATATTATTTTCCACAAGATACGGAAAAAAGGTATTAGTATAAAACGCATCAGCATTGGCAATAAAAATATCGCTACTATTACGTATGCCACAGTGAGTATCATTTAATATCGCTATCTTCATAAAAAGTCGCTTAAGTCTGAATCTACAGTAATTGTTTTTTTAAACCGTTTAACGGCTTTCTTTTCTTCTTCCACAAATATTTTAAACTCATTGTCTTTCTCCTTCACCTTATCGATACGGTCTTTCAACGTATCCACGAATGCTTGTACTGCAATAGCAGATCCATCTTCACCATTTGTAATAATATATTCTTCGATGCCAGAAGATGCCATATACTTTATCTTGACATCTTGCTGTTTCTTTTCCTTTGCAATGCGTCTAAGAAATGCATACCATGATATCTGAGTAAAATATGCAAATGCATTAGGATTACCTGTGCGTGTAGCTGCTTCAATATTATAGTTTTCTATAGCCTTTAGGCAGTTCTCCACAGCATCCATCACCATTTCTTCACGATACGTATATCGAATAAAGTTAGATTTATGTGACAAGCCTTCAGATATCTTAAGAAAACAAGATGCAATATAATCAGGTACAATAGGTAATTGTTCATCTGCTTCTTTGGCAGCTTTAACTTTAGTACAATACTCCACAACAGCTAGAGAAAACTCTTTGTTGTTTACATAATGAATGCTTTTTCGTTTTTCTCTTGCCATAATAAATCCTTCAATAAGCTTGAGTATATCAAATATTTTTTTTCTAGTCAAGTGCTTTTTTTACTTGACGAATCAGTAAATTAGTGTATAATAAAGAAGAGGTTTTTGAGGTGGGTAATATACTCTAATGTATTCTGTCGTTTTTAGATGGAAATGCTAATATGTTATCATCCATAAGTTGGTCAGAGTCTTCATTATATATCTCTTTCATTTTCTCTACATATTTCTCTACTTTTTCAAGCAATTCTTCCTCAGACAATTCATTATTTTCTACAGCTTCTTTATAGTTCTTAAGCATTACTAGATCAGGGTTTGCCTCACCCATGACATGAGTTCCTTCTAAAGAAATAAACTTTTCTGTTCCTTCTTGAAGTGCCATCCATGGTCTAAAGGTATAGTACCTATTTCCCTTTTCATCGAAACTAGTTTTAATCATTAGAACTCTACGAATAACCATACCACTGAAATCATCTGAGGGCCATTCAACAACCTCACAGACTATTTCTTCGCCACTGACTAGCTTGAATTGTTTTATTTCATTCATTACATATCTACCTTAACAATTTTGTATTTGAACTGTTCTTTTTCATATATCTTCACTCTTTCTGCTGAGTGAAGTAGTGTGTAGTTTCTTCTTGTTTTCCAATGCAGATCATCTGCGACATCAAATAACTTTGTTTGTCTTCCATTGTCTGACTGTCGAAGACCACGCCCAATACTCTGCAAAACTTTGATTTGGGATTTGCTTGGTGAAGCGAATACGATATTATGAAGATTCCGAATATTAATACCAGTGCTGAATGTTCCCAAGGATGCGACAATGATTGAGTCCTTTTGCTTTTCAACGATCTTTCTAATGGCTTCTCTATCATCTGTCTTCACGTCACCACTTACGAAAAATACTTTTCTTTTTTCACCACACTTATCCTTTATCATCTCAAAGAGAGGTTTTCCATGAGCGTCCACACGATTGTATAAGACAAGAGTATTTCCCTCACAATTAATAGCCAAATTAGAAATGAGCCTATTACGAGACTCGTTTCCAATGATAAAGTCAATCTCTTCTTGATAAGTCCTTTTACCAAAGTTTTTTCTAACCTCTTCTGAGTAGTTTAATAACAACACCTTTATATCTAAATCTGCTAGGGTATTATCGTCTTGTAATGCTTTAGTTGTTGTGACGCTATACACCGGCCCAAACAACCCTTCTAGTACCAATTTGTGAGTTTGGGTGCCATCAAGAGTACCTGTAGTACCAAACCTATATTTTGCCTCTGTTGCCTTATTCATGATAGATGACAATGACTTTGACTTAAAGCCATGACACTCATCCCCTATAACCATACCAAACTGTTCAAACCATTTCTTAGGGTATTTATATATGCTTTGCCACGTAGATATTACTATGGCTTTATCTGTGTTCTTACTCTTACCTGAGTATATTTTATGCATCCCACGTTCACTCATACCATAGTCGATAAAGTCTTGATGCATTTGTTCGACCAAGGAAGTAGTCGGAACAATAATCAGAACACGCCCTGCTTTTGGAAACCCAACTCCTTCTGTAACATATTGTAACCAAAACTTAGCAAGGATGTAAATCATGAATGACTTACCAGATCCTGTAGGAGAAAGAAGTATTCCTCTACTACGCTCCATTGCTGTCTTAACTGCATCGTACTGATAGTCTCTAGGTTGGAATGGCAAGTTGTCATTTTGCAAGTAATGATCTAACTCACTGACATTATCTTTTACTAAAGGAAACCCATACCTAGTTTCTTCTGTGTCTAATATGTAACCACGCTCTTCACAAAACTTTACAAGGTAAACATATAGCCCTGCATTCAACTCACCTGTCATTCTGTTGAATAACTTTATCTTTCCATCCCATATTTTATTTTTATAGGCTGGCATAAACTTGTAACCTGGAACATAAAAAGAGAAGTAGTCAGAAAGTTCATATGCAAACCCGCCTTCGCAGTCAACATACATCATACTATAGTCTTTTAGTTTGACTGTAATATCAGCCATTCTCTTTTTGTTCTCTATACATTTGTCTTACTTTAATAAACTCTTGTAGGTAGTCATGCGTATTAACTGTAAACACTTGCGGTTCACTATGATCCACTGCAATAATAATCACGCCCTGCTTAATAGGAACACCTGTGCGTTCATAGAATGCTGCAGCATAAAAGGATGCCTGAATAAAGTAGTTGCTGATCCATTCTACTTTCTTTGGTTTACGACTTGTTTTGAAATCGATTATTGACAATTCGCCATCATACTCAGCAATACAGTCCACTTGACCTGCACACTGAAGTCTGTCGCTGTAAAGATATTCTTCTTGAAACCAAACGTTATTTACTTTATGATCTATAATATCTTTTATATGACTAAACGTAAATAAGTTGTTAGGCAGAACATCCTTATTCCAATCTTCAACATTATCAAGATAATCTTCTGCCAACTTATGTACAGAAGTTCCTCTTGTCGCCGCTTGGTGTGAGATTTTATTGGCTTCTTCTTCGCCAACTCTTTTACGCCACTTTATAATACTATCTCTACTTAAGAGACTTAGCACTGTAGTGATAGAAGGGTAGGCATTGCCATCAGGAGTAAAATACTTACGTCCACCCTTCCCTGTCTTCCTAGTCATTTTTGGTAAACTAATACCATGATCTACATGATTAAACATTATCCACCTGCTTCAAATACTTTCCATTTTATCATATTACCAATAGTTTGATGACGCCACTTCAAGGTATCAACTATATCTGTAAGTGTATTTATAAGGGTTTTTAGGTACTCTATTTTCAACTCAGACTCTTGTATTTCTTTGTCAGAGTCATAGTAATGGTTCATATCTCCCTTGAGAACCTTTAGACCGTCTAAGGGATCGTAATCCCAACCACGTGCCTCTATTTCAAATTGATCCATCTTACCGTTGTAGTATAGCCATTTATCTTTGAGTAAAGACTTTTGATCCATCTCATATTTCTTGAGACGCAACTTAGCATTAGCCAATGCGCCAAGATACTTGGCGTGTAGGTTAGGTGTCAAGCGAGAGGTTTCTGCCAGATCGTTTCTAGGGATTTGACAATCTTCTTGCCAAGATTCTATAACTTCTTCCAATGTTTTCATAATATACTTTCTTTGCGGTTACTTTAATTCAAAATAAGAGAACCTAAACGATGCAGGAAATGTTATAAATGTAACGTCACCTGAGGTTGACTCTAGCGTCATATCACCAAGACTTGTTGGCATACTATCTATATATCTAATCTGTCGAACCTTGTTGTTATGGCTACTCAAAATGCTAAGTGTTATATCAGCGTATGTTGGGGGGTTTACTGATGTTCTACCTAGCGGTGTTCTGTCTTCTTGTTCGATAGTTCTCTGCAACCAGTTATACATTTCAGTGTATGCATTTAAATTCTCATCAACTATAATCATAGCAGTTAATTCTCCAAATGTCAATTTATCCCCCGTGAATGGCACAGAAGTAACTCTCTTGTATGGCATCTCTACTGGATTAGATGACATCGAAGGATGTAGTACAGTTTGACAAAAGAACTCTAAGTTCTGAAAATGCTTGTGGTCTATCGTAAGCTTAAACGCATTGGGCTGTAAATAGTTGACGTTGTTCAACCCTGATGTTGCTGATGATGTTAATACTTCTAGACTAGGATTTAATGTAGGCATAGGTTGTTCCTAAAAAACTTTATATACCTCTATTTATATGCTTGACAAACACTATTTGATATGTTACAAAAGTATGTAATCAAGAGAAAGTGAGAATCATATGACACAGTTTGATAAATCTAAGTTTACTTACCACGGTGGATATCTTGAGTATACAGGCACCTACGAAGGTCAACCTACTTGGGATCAAGTAGCCCCTAACTGTCATCCCTCACGTGTAGGTATGCCTAAAGAATTGTTCATAGCTCGGTTTAAGTACAAAGGGCCTTTTACTAAAGCTAAATTTCTAAAAGAATTAATCAAAAGCTTTACTGTTGAAGAATATGTAGAAGCCCGTAGTAAAGAAGGTATTGAGGGTGCCCCTCTTGAAATTCTGAAAAATAAAAATCCTGAGTGGGCAGATAAAATCATGTTTCAATGGTTAAAGAAAATGTCTAATAAGATGGCATAAAAAAAGGCCCACCGAAGTGGACCTTAGTTGGGAGGGTTGAACCCCTCCCTTTTTTATATTTAAATCTTATGTAAGGATGTTGTCCACACGGAAGATTCTGTAGTACTGGTTTGTACGTGCAGTTGCAAGACCATCTGCAGGTGAAGCACCTACGAATGGGTTTGACGCCATGCCATAACGAGTTTTGAACCCGATACGTGGCTGGAAATCATCCTCACCTACGGCACGAACCATTGTCAACGGTACGTATGGGCAGTAGAATACACCTGCGTCATATGGGTTTGTACCTTTGTAGCCTACGTTGATGTAGTCTGCAGTTGCATATGGATCGATGTATACACGCATACGACCATTCAGAACACCTGCGAAAGTGTTACCTGTGTCATCAACATTCAAGTTGGTTGACAGTGCAGGTGAATAGTCCAACATGCCTGAAGCAGCCAAAGCAGAAGCAACGTCTGAAGAACAGATAATGAAGTTACCTTTACCTCTACGTGTTTCTTTTGCGATTACGTTTGCTTCACGATCAAGCTGTACGCCCAAGCCTTTGAACTTCTCAGCAGACCAACGACCATCAGCATCGCTTGACAAGTCAAAGATACCTTTAGTTGTTACGTTTGCTTGACGTGCGCCGATTTTAGCTTGGCTGTTGATTGTACGGATTACTTCACGGTTGATTTCCGCAAGAATCTCTGTTGACAAGATGTTTGCCAACTCTGTTTCAGCGTCAAGACCATGAATAGCTTTCAGATCCTGTGCCAGTTCCAGAGTGTACTCAGCTTTCAAAGCACGTGACTTCGCAGTCACTGTTGCTTTTTCAATGCTGAAACCCATTTCTGCAAATGCTTCACCTGTGTTACCAAGTGCTTCAGCTTCAGTTGTGGTATATGCATCACCTGTATATGGAGCATAAGCTGAACCAGAGTCAACGATAGAACTGTCTACATCTGTGTCAGATACGCCAGCCAAACCTGATGGTGAACCGTTAGCAGTTGTTGCTGAGTCACCTGAGAAGCCTACTGCAGCTTCGTTGAACAGTGCTTCGTCACCTGAAGATACACCAGCTTTTGTGGTTTTGTACTTTGACTTCATTGCGAAGATCAAACCAGTTGGACCTGACATCGGCTGAACACCTGCAACGTCATATGCCATCATGTTTGGCATCGCACGTCTTACGAGTGAGATCAGGATTGGGTTCCAGTTATCTGCTGCACCAGTGGCTGCAGTACCTGCACCTGCAGCGTTAGCTGCGGTTTCTTGTAAACCTTGCTCACGCAGGGCATTTTCTGTGTTTTCAAGAACGGCTGCAGTAACAGAACGCTTGTGTGCATCGGTAATAGAACCGGCAGACTCTTCGTTCAATACTGGAGACCATTTCTCTACGAGACGATCATAAGTTTCCATAATTGGATCTCCTTAACTTATTTAGTTTTTCTTAGGGCTTGTAAATATTGCTCCATCATCGCTGAAGTTTCTACAGCTTCATCGGCTGTGTCATCTTCTGACTCTTCTGCGATAACAGATGTAGCGGTCTTCTGTGAGAAGTATGATTCTTTCAGTGTCAACACCTTAGAGGCGAATGACTCTGCGTCATCAAAATCTACAGATTCTGCTAGTTTGGCAAGCTTTTCAACCTGAGTTTCTGCTAGGTCTTTTGACGCTTCACGAATAATCGCATCACGCTTGTAAGATACTAGCTCTTCTTGGATTGTCATAGCTTTAGCAACGGCTTCGTTGTACTGTTCTTCTAGTTCTTCGTTAGCTGTTGCCAGTTCGTCTACTAGGTCAACTTTGGACTCAGGAACTTCAACATAAGATTCTACAAACAAGTCTTTCAACTTATCCATGAAACCTTCTGCGATTTCTGAACGAAGTCCAGATTGAATCGCAAGTTTGTTTTCTTCCATCCAATTTTCAACCACATAGTTGAGGTAGCTGTCTACTTTCTCAACAAGATCAGCTTTTGTTGACTGAATTTCTTCATCAAGTTGTTCTTGATATTCAGTTTCCAAACGGTTGATCTCTTCTGAGATTTTTGACTTTACCGCTGCTTCAAAGATTACTGCAGTTTTGGCTTTAAACTCATCGCTGAGTGTTGCCTCAGATTCAACAAGAGCATTTAAGTCTTCACTAAAATCTCCATCAATCTCTACTGACTCCGCTTTCATTGGTGTTGCAGAACCCTTTTGCATTGGTTCGCTGTTACTCTTATCACCTTTACGCTTTTTAGCTGCAGGTGCTTTAGTCTCTGCTGCATCATTAGCAGCAAGCGACTGAGCTTCAGCATTCTTAGGATCGTGTGCTTCTTCGACTTCCATCTCGTCTAGAAGTTCCACATCCTGCTCTTCGATTTGATCAGTCATGTTTGACTCCTTAATCATGTTTGTTTCAATAACGAGAGGAAATTTTTATACTCACGAACCTGCGTCTCATAAAGATCCGCACGTGGAGCACGTTTGATTTCAGTCTCTATTCTTTCAATTTCTTGAGCTTCAATGATGCCATTATTCCAGACCCACTCAACACCTTCCATTATTCCATTAACAAAAGCATTCGGTGCAGATGGATCTTGTACGATATCAACCGTATTAAGCATAAAGTCATCTTTGACGTACATAGTTCCGTTACGTTGCTCAAGGCTACCCATACCACGAGTCGAGACACCTAGTTGAACACCACCTTCTAGTAAACCTTTTACAATATTACCCATAGGAGTATCCAGTATCTGTGCCTTACCCACAACATCATTTCCCTTCCAAGAAAGTTCTGTGATCTTGTGAGATACTTTATCCAAGTTAACAGTTGGTCCATCAGGGTGATTTAACTCGCCCACCGCTCTGTTCTTGGAAACTTGTTCTGAAACATATTTATCTACAGCCTTTTCCATAATAGGCTTTGGGTAGACACGTCCGTTTCTATTCTTAGATTCGGCTTGCATGAAGACCCCCTCAATCACATGTGATTTAGATCCATCTTCTTTTTTCTCTACGATGCACTGAACATTTGTTTCAGTGTATTCTGTGATAAGCTTCATCTAGTTAACCTTTATATTGCTTGACAAACTCTTTAGCCATCTTCTCAGCTTCTTTCTGAGACTTATAGCTATCTAGTCTATCACCATCGATGTACACAACAAATCCATTCTTTTCCTTAGTGATCTTTACAGGAATACGATCAATCTTAGTATCCAAGATTGTATTTCCAGAAGGCTTTCTTCCTGCAAGTTCTCTAATATCTTTAAATGTTTTTGTCATGTTCTTTATTTTTCTTTTATTTATACTAAAAAGATTTTTGGTATACTATTGTTCTTCTTCATCTTCTTCTGTATCATCTTCTAGCTCATCTAGTGCGGCTTCGACTTCTTCCTCTGAAGGATCATCTTCGTCCAACTCAGCTTCTGCACCATTGAACATCTGATCTGCTACTGCAACCTTTTCTTGGTCAAGTGCATCAGACATTTTGTCTGCTAAAAGTTCATGAAATGTTGGCGCAGCTTTAGAAAAATCTTTATCTACAACAGCGTCAATAAAATCGTGTAGTTTTGTGTCTGGACTCATTTGCGGTTCACTCATTGGTCTTCATCCTCATC